AAATAATGCTTGTTAAATACAACCTGTTCGTGACTGACGAATACGGATTTAATTTAAGAAGGTAATGATACGACTATCCGACATACTAAATGAAGCCGATAAAAGAATAGCAAGAAAAAAAGGACAACACAAAGGTTCAAATAAACATTCGGACTTATACACAGATGAAAATCCAAAAGGGACTATTCACGGATTAAAATTTGCTACCGTAAAAGATGCGGAAGCAAGCGTGAATAAAATAAAAAGTTCCGGAAAATCACATGCTCACAAAATACAAGCGGCAATAGCAATGGAGCAAAGAGCAAAGGCAGCAGGTAAAACAACTGCCGCTGGTGTTTACCGTAGTTATATAAACTCAATAAAAAAATCCGAAATAAAATTATTGGACTTACTGAATGAAGCAAACAAAAAAGAATACATAATCTGGGGAGTACCGCCAGGTCAGCGTTATGAAGATGTACTATATACAAAGGCAGATAGTCTTGCTGAAGCAAAACGTGTTATGGATATTCTAAAAAATGAACACGGATGTACAAAACTACGAGTGCAAGTATTGGACCTCTCAAAGGAATTGGATTTGAAAAAAACATTTGGTAGCACTGTAAAGAAAAGATAATCAAAGATAGGAATAACCACTAGTTATAGAATAGCCGGTAGCATTAAATTGTTACCGGTTTTTTATTGACCACATTTTCAAATTCATATCAAAGTTGACAACCTTAATAAAATAAATTCAGCAAGGACTAATTCAGCAAATAATACATAAGACAATAAAGATAGTATAAGTAACCAATAAGATAATAAACAATAAGAATAAATAAATAGTATAAGTAGTCCATAAGATAGTAAGCATAACAAAGTAAAACAAACATTCATTACATTCAACTAACTAACCAAGCTAACCCCGTAGCATAAACGCCATAGTGTGTCAAATACTACAATGTGTCAAAATAAATAACCGATGTAAAAAAGTGGGTAAAAGTGGGAGTTAGTGGGTGAAGGTGTATAAAAATGGAATCCGTGTCAAAAACATTGTGACATACCCAAACGAAATAATAAACCGAAACGCAGATAATAGATTGTGAAAATGAATCGCAAAGTCCCACCCTTGCATCCACTGCCCCAAGCTTTCGTACACGCGACTCCGTTAGTAACCCCTACGAACAAACGAAGTGCGCAATGTTAGCAGAGTAATGGTGCGAAGCAAACGCAGCTGAATTTATTTCACTTCACGCCGGCAACCCCCTACTGGTCCTGCTTTCCGCAAATTGCCGGTCCCATGTAACCTCCGCCTGGTCTGCGTTTCGTTAGATGTTATTTAATTTAGCTCTGGCTTATATTAGAAAATTTCAAATATGACTCCGTGTCAACACCCACTTATTTAGAAATTTTCTAATATGTAACCGATTGAGGGTCAACGCATTGTGCTTTTCTTATAAAATATATTATGTTAAGTAGGCGAATGGTTGATAATCAGCGAGTTACATATAGCATTGTGGGGTTTTTTCCTATAATGGATATTATGTTAAATAGAAAAAATAGCACTGAAAATCAACGAGTTATGCATACCGATGGATCCCTATGCATAACGTATTGACTACCATAGTAAAAAAAGTTTATTGATTATCAGTGCTTTACATATTAAAAGGATCCCTGATGCCCGTAACTTGTTGATTGTCAATAAACTTTTTTTCAGTAGGATTTGGCCAGGAACCTATAAAGCGGTATCTTTGGTTATTGGGTTGAGAGAAAGACCCTCACATACAAAAAAAACTTAATATGAATACAATGACTAGACAATTTAACGAAGGTTTCAAAAAACATAACACTAACAACGAGAGACCCGTTTACCTTACCTTTGCGGCTTCTAAAATGAGTAACGCAGTTAAACCGAATACCGTAGTTGAATTTAAGGACTTTATGGGTCGCACTCACAAAGTTGCTTGTAGACACAACGGCGATATGAAAAAGGCGATGGCGTTCTTCGCAGTGTTGAAAAAAGAATCTACCCGCATCAACGAAATTATCGCTTCATATCCTATGAGTTACGGTAGAATCCCTAAAAAGTTTTTATCTGAAGCTAAAAAAGATTTGAAGGCAATCGGTTTATCAGCTAAAGCTATCCAAATTGTGTTACTTTAATTGTAACACATTTTTCGTTTTAATCACTAATCAATAACCACTAATAAAATTAACTATATGAATAAGAAATTCCAAATTAAGAAAGTAAAAAGATGTTTGAAGTTCAAAGGTGTACCTTCAAAGGGCGAAATGTATGAAGTGTATAAATTAACTGGTCCGCGTGGACTTACAAAGTATTTCCGCTTTAAGTATGAAGCGCAAGCTTGGTTAAAGAATCACACTACAAATCATCCAATGACTAAGGACCAAATGTACGACTTCTACAAAGGTAGATAATGGAATCGGACACCACAATTAATAACAATCCAAACACAATACAATACAATGGCTACAACAACAAATAGAAAGAAACGAACTGATAGAAACCACGTAATATACGAATTAGTTAATACCATTACAGGTGCTAGTTATTTAGGTATTACAGTAGCTATCGGGAGACGTTTCAACTATTCCGCTGTGTTACGTTTCCAAAAACATTGTAGTAGAGCCCGTAGAGAAAACAAAGGTTGGAAACTATATACCGATATGCGTGAGTATGGCACCGATGTTTACGATGTGTTTGTATTGGATGTGGTACGTGGTAAGGCCGCAGCTCACCAATTAGAAGTGAAACTACTTAAAGAATTTCAATACGAATTAAACTCAACTCACTAATCAATAACTAAAAATATAAAATATGTACAACGAAAATAACGGCTACGCCGATGTAAGAATGAATTTGAATGAAATATGTAACTGGCTTATAATCTACGGACATTGTGAATTGGCCGAAGTAATGCAAGATAAATTTAAGTACCACACCTTTACCGTTGAAGGTATGATTAGAAAGGATATAGTAAAGCAAATCATTACATCGGCATTCGGTGAAGATGGATTTCGTATATTAGACTCGGAAGTTACTACCAGCCTGAAATGGATACCCGCTGGTGAAGCGCATGTGGACTAATCAATTAATCAATCATTAAAACTTATATAATATGAAATTTCAGGAGAAAGGGAGCACCGCTAAAAAGCACTTCCAAATCAGTTTAATCAAATCAATCATTCGTATCGGAGCCTGTGTGGTCCTATGTTACGGCGAATATGTAGGTGCCGGTGTTGGACTAGGTATCGCTGAAGTACTTGGTATCTATGAGGAAATTGCTTAATCATTAAAATCATTCAAAATGAAAAGAAAAGATAAAATCATTACATTGACAGTTGCCGGCATTATAGCCGGTATGGTATTAACATTCGCTTGGGTTATGGCCTGGACAATATCAATCATTTTCGGACACTAATTAAAACTTATACTATATGAATTTGACTATATTAGAATTGAACGAACTAATCTACTGTGTTGGTACTGCTACAAAGACCGGTAGTATGGTGAATAAGAAGGTAGCTAACAAATTGTGGGCTAAACTATCTGACGAATTAGATAGACGTTGTAAGGAATTGGACCGGTTAATGGAGGCTGAAACATCAGCAGTTGAACGCTGGGGATAATAACAAACATTAATAAAACATTCAAAATAAAAATACTACTATGGCTAGAGCTAAAATGATTAAAGAAGTTGAATTGAAATTCTCACCAGCATTTGAAAAAGCAATCAATGGAGTGAAGACCACAAAGAAGGCCGCCACTAAAACGGCTAAGACTAAAACAAAGAAGGCAGTTACTAAAACTAAAACAAAGGCCACAAAGACACGTAAGGCTAAAGCAACTAAACCGGCTACACCGAAAGCAAAGCGTGGATATACAATAGTAAGAGTTGAACGTGAGTTGACTATAAACCAAGTGAAAAACTTATACGAATTGTACGAACTGACCGGTAAGGGACTTGAGCAACCTAAATACTTTGTGACTGAAGAGCACGCTAAGAGGTATATTGAAACATTAAAGAGTGAAGACTTACAATCAAAGGCACTGGCCGGTAAGGTGCATGGTGGTCCAATGGCTAGGGCAGTAGTGAGTGAAATGAAGGAGTTAGCAGCTCAAGCGGACTTACCTGAATTAGATACTGATAGACCAGAACGATGTGACAAGACATCTATTGAAGATATTGACGCGTAGGAGTAATTAACCTACAGCGTTGTTGTTGATTTCATACTTTTCGGCCGGATGTTTCCACATCGGGCTTTTTTATTAACACTAACTTAAATCAAACTATATGAGCAGTAAAGTAAAGCGTTTCAAAATCGGTGAATATGCACTTGGTGGCATTATTGAAGCTAGAGTAACTAATGAAGAGTCAGATAGGGAACTGGTCGAAGTGAAAGCAATTGGATCGGATAGCGGTCGGGTCCATATGGCTGACTGGGCTGAAACGGACCACATCAAATGGTATAACCAAATACTGAATACCTTAAACGAAATGACATCTAGCTACCATGCGGATAATGTAATGGAGTGGATAACCGCCGAAGTAAAACGAATACAATTAACTAAAAAACAAAAACAATCTATATGAGCAACGAACAAAGACTTGAACAATTACACCAGCTGATTAGCGAGCTTGAGACTGAAATGTGGTATAACATACACGCTGACTCACCGCATAGGGCAGCTAAAGTGAAGACTTGGAACGACCAATTAAAGGAGCAAGCAAACGCACTCCGTATTCAAATTGAAACTAAAACTGACACCAAATGAAAAAACTAATACTATTCGTACTGATTGCCGGCGTAATGACCGGTTGCTCCACTACAAAGCCGGCAGTATATAAGTGTGGCAAGTCTTGGACTAAGATGCCGGCTAAATCCGCTGTGACCGGCTGGGACTATACAAAGTAATTAATAACCAATAAATAAAACAAAATGAGTAAAGTAAAAGAAGCTATTAAAACAGCATTAGAACAAGTCAATAACGCATCGCATAATACCTATGGTGCTAAAATCTATACCTTTGACCAGGTAGCTATGATATTGCAGGATATTATGGCAACCGCTGACGAAGACGAAGATACTGCCGGCGGTACTGTAACATCAGTCGAT